TCCAATCTGTTCCAATAGCTTTTACAGCTACACAGTTTGGGTTATATGGTCTAACTACATTTACTCTATATACTGTACATGAAGTAAGTATAAGAAATAGAAATATTAATTGTTTCATTGTTTTAAATATTTATCTAAGGCTTCAACCACTAATGCCATATCGTTTGGAATATAAAGTTGGTCAAAGATACCTTGTGATTTTGCTGGGTAAGTTCCATCATAATCAGTTACATAGACTTTTTCAGTCTTCTTAGTTTGGTCATTATAACGGTTGAAACCAAACAATAAAACGTCTGTTTTACCTTCAGGATTCAAATATTCCCTTGTCATATTCCCCGTTGTCATCATCCTAAAGCTAATATCTCCAGCTGAGTTTATTTTATAACTTTCTGGATGGGCAAACAAGAATACATTTTTTCCTGCTGCTGAAGCTAGTTCCATTGCAGTAAATATTAAGCCCATGTTATAACCAATTTGCTTTGGAGTATCCCAGCCGTTTTTAAGAGCATTCTTCATGTAGAAGTTCTGCATAATGTAATTAGCATCATCTAAAATAATATTTCTAAATGGACTTTGAGCTAAATTTGTAATAATTTGTGCAATTTTAACAGCATCGTCGCTGATAACTCTATTACCATCTTGTGGTTTATCTACGGTTGTAGTTTTCCACAAGGGTAACATCTTGGGAGTAACAGAAATAAGATAACTGTCTTTAGGATCTAGTCCTTTAATTCCTAATTTCTCATTAGGAACAAATGAAGCCGTTTTACCGAATCCGGATTCTGCTAAACTTAAGATTATTGGCATTCAATTAATTTAAATAGTTAAAGTATAGTTTTTTTGGGGTCTAGGATTAATCCTCTTCTTCTACTCCTGCAAATTGTTCTTCCAACACATCTTGATCTTCTGCAGTCCAATTGCCTACAAGACCTACTGGTGAACTATCATCAATTACTGTAACCCATGAAGTGCCAGTTTTCCGTGAACGAGTACGCAGGTTAAAACCTTGGTCTTTAAAAAGTTGTTGTACCATTTTAGCACTTACTGGAATACCGGCTTTGGCACTGAAGTCTTCAGCCATTTGTTCCCATGTTTTAGATCCATTAAACAGATCTGTCAATTGTTGTTTTGTTAAAGTCATTATTTTGTTTTATTTAAAAGATTGTGAATTAGTTGTGTTTGTTCAGGAGTTATTAAGTACTTTTTCATCATTTGCACAATACTCCAGGCGTAAACTTCTTTACTCTTCCAAGCTAAATTATTCTTGTTAGCAAATGCAGACCAACCTGGAATAGTAGCCAAATGACCACTTCTCATTTGATAGTTAAAATTAATAACTAAGAACTCTAACAAGAACTCATTACCTGTCCAATTTGCAGTCATTATACTAGCTGCTGCCATTCTAATGTTATCATACTGATTAGTAGTTAACATCATCCAGATATTTTCATAGATATTAAAATCAAACTCGAACCTAGGTCTTTTACTATCTACATAATCTCTAACATTGTTATAGAAGTGGTCAGCATACATATACTTATGACGATCTCGAATAACTTGAGCTACTTCAACAGGTTTATCAACAAGATTGTTTAAACTATAAATTTCTTTTGGATATGCGTAACTTACTGTAAGAATAACATCGGCTGTGTCTGAACTAAGTGCTCTAGAACAATTTTTAGAGTCTAGATATTCTTTTATAATCTTAACGCCATATTTATAATGCTTAGAAGAAATATAAATCTTTTGCCCTGTAGTTATAATAGCTTTATTAAACTCATTAAGAATGTTTTTCTTTATACACCATCCTGGTCCATAGTTATTTTGGCCTAAATAAACTCTTGGTAACAGTTCATAAATATCATCTACTGTTTCTTCCACCCAAAATCAATGTTTATGTCAGTAATATATTTAGAGGAATTACTGCTAGTTTGTTGAATTACTTTTAACAACCTCTGACTTTCAACAGCAGTAATCCTATCTTTTAAAAATTCAATATCTAAAATCTCTTGAATATACTTATCAGGAATAGTATTACCACAGTTTCTCTGACCTAAAAATCTTCTTACATTATCTAATGAACCGTAGATTCTATCACTCCTCTGTAAGAAGCCGTTTTCAAAGTAGATTAAGCCTAAGATATAATGAAATGATTCTTCAATCTTACAAGTATCTATTAATTTAGTCGCAATAGCAATATCTGATTTAATAAGATCTACAATACTTTCATAATTCTCCTCGTTAATAACAATTCCACTGTTAACAAACTTCAAGATATCTTGTTCGTGAACAATCCTAGATTGATTAGTCAGTTGACTTAATTCAAACCATTGTTTCATAGTAGTCATATAGTCTACACCATATTGACTAATATTGAACAATGTATCTTCTGCCAAATGAGGTTCTAAATCTCCAGGTTTAAATATTTGATTACCTTTTAGAAAGTAACCTGTTCCAGGAAGAGTTAGTTGCGTATTTACGACTACCACATTAGCCTTCTCTAATTTAATTACTCGACTAAATCTTTCTTGAGAGACATTTAGTAAATCTCTTCTAAAGTTCACATCTTTAAAGAAATAGATGTTATCAGCAGGTTTAATCTCTTCACCTGCTTGAGAGATTTTCTGTTTAATAAATTTAATTAAATCTAAGTTCGCATAAATTGTTGAACTAGATGCTAGTTTTATAAGACGTGGATTCATTCTAACTGAAGCACATTTTAAGGATTTCCGGATGCATGGTTATTTGAGCAAGTTTAGCAGATTGTTGTTTAGCTCTATCACTAATAAACTGTCGAGCCATAAAGAACTTAAGATCCTCACTAAAGCAGTTATGTAACATCATATTGACTACAGCTAAATTCTCATCTTTACCCCATTTATCTACGTTACCATAGATAGTATAGTTGGTAATACGAGATGCCATAATAGCTGCTGTTGCAGGATTATAGGCAGCTTTGGTCTTATAATTACCACAGATTTCATTAAGAGCTTTAAGAGCATCTTCTGTTTTCATCTTAATCAGCTCTTTAGGTTGTGGTAACCTATCCAACTTGTTATTAACAAATGTGATAAAGTGATCAGTAAAGATATTACCTACTGAACCGTCTCCACAAATTTTAACATAACCTAAAGACTTAGAGAAATCTGGTAAACAACCAATATCATTAAAGAACTTGGTCATAATACGAGCATTATAATCTTTACTACCACCAATACCATCATTCTTCTCGTTGAACAATTCTGGATTGTTAAGAACAAAATTAATGCAACGACCGTCTAATCCTTCACTTTCAGCCCATTGAGCCCATGAGTTAGCATCAAATTTCATTTCCACATATCTCATACGAGTTTTCTGAGCTACGTCTAATGAGCTAACTGAATATTCTCCATTATCTGGATTAGTTGTTAACATAATAATACTGTTCTTAGGTAATTCCCAACTACCGTAACAGTACTCCTCTACCAATGTCATACAAGCTTGCATAACCATTGGTAATCCTCTGGTAAAGTCATCCAACAGAAGTAAGAACTTCTCATCTGGATTAACAGCTTTAAGCCAGTAAGGTACTGCATAAGCCATTCGAGATTCACCTGTGAATACACCTTCTTTAGCTGCATCATCAGAAAACTCAGCTGGTACCCAACGAGTTTCACCGTCTGCTCCTTTGAACTGAAACTCTTTCTCAGGAAATCCAATTAAGTGACCAAGGTCATCTACCATTGCTGCATTAATCTGGTGCACTCGATAACCTAATTCTTTAGCTAGTTGTTTAACTAAACTCGTTTTGGAAATCCCAGCTTTTCCTTCAATACATAGACTGGTTGGACGACCACCTCTTTTAATCTGAACTTCACAGTTCTGAACATACTGTGTTAAGTGTTCGTACGTCTCAGTTGGACTTAACTTAACTCTACTTTGTGATTTCGACATTATTAATTTTAATTTGTTTTTCTTTTCTTCCTCAAGTTTATACTCTTGCTGTATAAAGTAATCTTGTAAATCAATACCCTCTTCACGTGCTTTTTTCAATTCAGCAATATATTGCGCCCTGTTTACAGATGGTAAAGCACTCTCAAATGCTGGATTATCAAATACATCGCTCTTGCTTGACTGCCCTGTAACCCTAAGGGCATCTCTCAATCTCTTGTAAGCCCCTATTTGCCCATCAATTGCTTCATTTTCTTTCTCAATCACTTTAATACCGGCATCCTTTACGGCTGTTGCGT